CAACAGTACTGCATATGTGCCGATCACTGCGCAACTTAATGAGAATCAGTTCGCGGCACTGGTTAGCTTTGCTTTTAACTGCGGACAGGGTAAACTCAAGAGATTATGCGCGGGCAGAAATACAGTACAGATCGCGGCGGCAATGCCACAGTATTGTAAAGCGGCAGGAAGAAAGTTGCCGGGGCTGGTGCAGCGTAGAGCGGCAGAGGTGGCGTTGTTTAATACGCCGGTTACTACTGCACCTGCAAATCAGCCGGCGGTCAAAGCGGCGGAGGTGCAGCATGTTCAGCCGAACTATCAGCCTGAACAGGCTTACTTCGTATATGTGGACAATCTGCGCGTCCGGTCAACGCCGAGTACGCATGGAAAGATCATTGGAAAGATCGGGAACCGGGCGGTATGCAACAAGGCAACGACCAGAGACAATAAAGGTCAGATCTGGATGAATATCTCCGGATCCGCAAAAGAGGAATGGATCTGCGCAGACACGGGCGTAAAGAGTTTTGTGTATTAAGGAATAGGGTGGCGAAAACCACCCTATAAAAGAAAAAACTCCATCAATCGTAAATTTTCATAAATAATCGACAAAATATTGTATTGTACGATATGAGATGTATAATGAAAATAAAAACTATTGGGGGAGATATACATGGCATCAAAAAAGGTTGAATTTAAAAAGATTAAGCTAATGGACGCTGCCACACAAACAGAATGTGATTTCACATTATTGAAATCTATAATAGATAAAATAGAAAATGAAGTGTCTAAAAAGACGGAAAAATGCAAAAGTATTGATTTAAGTCCCAATATTAAAGCAGATGCTGTTGAACCAAAGTATATTTTAGATATTATAGAGAGTTACTCAGGATATTTTTTTGGCAGAATGTGCAAACAAAAAGATAAAAATGCAATATTGAAAAGGGACTATTCAACGTTAGAATATGATGATGTATATCCTGATTCGGAGAAAGAAAAAGTGGGAATTGAAACTTTTACATATTTTATAATAGATTATAAAACAGGAATTGTATCCACGATAATAGCCAAAGATGCGCCTGGAATTCCAAAATTGAACGCATTATTCCATGCGTACAATGCCAAATATTACTTAGAGTATGAGAATATTCCGAATAAGAACGGGATAGAATTATTTTATAAATCGGAAGGGCCAGTGATTACACAATTTCAATTTGATATTGCAAATCCAAGTGCTGAGTTATTACTTGATATACTTGGTGTTAAAGAACCAATTGTGCTTGATACGATGAAAAATGGTGTAAAAAACGCAACCTTAATATTAAAAGCAGAGCCTAGGGAAAAAATAGAAACTAATTATGAAAAAATAAAAAAGGTTCTTAAATATTTCCTAAATAAGAAAGAAGATTATGAAGGAATTAAGGTAAAGGGAAGATCAAAAGAGTTTAATTCGCATGTATATGACTTGAAAGAAGAGTTTTTTTACTATCCGGTTGATATAAATAGTATGCATTCTGTCAAGGGAGTCTCGGTTCCATATACTTTAGATGAAATGACCAATCAATTTGAAAATGGATTGGTAAAGGCATATAATAGTAATAAAAGAGCAATTTGTGCAATAGCGGATCGAAAAGAAAATTAAAATATGAGGTTGATAAGTGGTATGGTAAGTAGAATGTTATACGGCAAAAATATAAAAAGAAAAGTGATTATTATAATATTTTTCTGTTTTATACTTGAATGCATTGAGTACCGATTTAATTATCAGTTCTTTGTTTATCCACAGGATGAAGAATTAAATTACCATGCTACAATTTTGACAGTGAATTCTATTTTGAGCGGTTTTTCATTAACAAATTTAGGAATTTTAATGAGTATATCGGCTGATCAACTTATAGAAAAATTAAAGGGGACAGATATCTTATTAAAAAGGAATACGGTTATTTTGAATTCAATAATATTTGGTGCGCTGTCTATTTTTGTATCGTTAGCATTTGTTGTTAGGGTTGATATAAACCTAAAGGAGCATGTAAATTATTTTATAAAGAATTTCGCATTTAATGTGGAAATATTTTCATTGGTTATAAGTATTATATATTTTTTGGTGTCAATTAAAAAAATGTCGGAATTACTTTCCTATATTTATGTGCCTAAAAAGATATTTAGCAAAAGCGCTATTGAAGATATCAGAGATATTTTAGATAAAAGCGTTGAAAAGTAAAAGAAAGCTTACTTACTAAATCAAGCCGGAGGGAGAAATCCTTCCGGCTTTTTTGCGTTATAACAAAAGGTGCGAATAGTGCAGAGCTACTTAGCTACATGTATATCGATCGGAGAATTTTCCGTGTTGCATTTCGTGTTGCATTTTCCCCTAAAATTGTACTTTTTAATATAAAAATCTAAATTAGAAATAATATCTTAATATCGAAATCCCAAGTAAATACCGGCTTTCGGCGTTTACTGGGGATTTTCAATGAGCGCAGACGGCGGGATTCGAACCCGCGTGCCGGTTGCCCGGCAAACTGATTTCGAGTCAGCCCCGTTATGACCACTTCGATACGTCTGCAGATCGTTAAAAAATAAACTAACTCTGTCATTATATCATAAAAACAGAGAATTGCAAGATTGCGGATTGCTTTTGTACAGAAAAAATCTTTATCTTGTTCCGAAAATATAATATAATAAATGTAAATGTGTCTAGTCACATGTGAATGAGATAGAATGCGAGAGGAAAGGGCGTGTCATTATGAAAAGAGTTGGAATACTGACCAGCGGCGGGGACTGCCAGGCGTTGAACGCGGCAATGCGCGGCGTGGAAAAAGGTTTGAGGGAAAATATTGATGAACTTGAGATTTATGGCTTTTTTGATGGTTATAAGGGACTGATCTACGGAAATTACCGTCTACTTTCACATGCGGATTTCGCGGGAATCCTGACCAGAGGCGGAACGATACTCGGATCCTCCCGTCAGCCGTTCAAACTGATGCGTACACCGGATGAAAACGGGCTGGACAAGGTGGAGGCAATGAAACACACCTACCACAAGCTGAACCTGGACTGCCTTGTGATCCTTGGCGGAAATGGCACGCAGAAGACTGCGAACCTGCTTCGTGAGGAAGGCTTAAACGTTATCCATCTGCCAAAGACGATCGATAACGATATTTATGGCACAGATGTGACATTTGGTTTCCAGAGTGCGATCAATGTGGCATCACAGGCGATCGACTGCATTCATACAACGGCGGCATCCCATAACCGCGTGTTTATCGTGGAGGTCATGGGACACAAAGTCGGCTGGCTGACCCTGTATGCGGGCGTTGCAAGTGGTGCGGATATCATTCTGCTTCCGGAAATCCCATATGATATCAATAAAGTGATCGAAGCGATCAACAAGCGTACGCGCGAGGGAAAAGGATTTACGATCCTTGCGGTTGCCGAAGGGGCAATTTCCAAAGAAGATGCCGCACTTTCCAAAAAAGAATACAAAAAGAAAATGGAACAGTCCAAATATCCGTCCGTTTCCTATGAACTTGCGGACCGGATCCGTGAGATCAGCGGCACAGAAGTCCGCGTGACCGTTCCGGGACATACACAGCGCGGTGGAAGTCCATGTCCGTATGACCGTGCGCTTTGTACGCGGCTTGGATCCGCAGCGGCAAGGGCGATCGTAGAGGAAGATTACGGCTGCATGATCGCAATGATCAACAACGAGACAAAACGTGTCCCGCTTGGAGAAGTTGCAGGCAAGTTAAAGACGGTAGATCCGAATTGCCAGATGATAAAAGAAGCAAAATATATCGGTATCAGTTTCGGAGACTGATCGAAAACATTTTTAAATAGAAACGAGGAAGTTATTCATGTCGTATACGGCATTATATCGAAAGTTCCGCCCGCAGGAGTTTGAGGATGTAAAAGGGCAGGATCATATTGTTACCACATTAAAAAATCAGATCAAGTACGACAGGATCGGACATGCCTATCTGTTTTGCGGAACCAGAGGAACCGGTAAGACGACTATCGCGAAAATATTTGCGAAAGCGGTCAACTGTGAACATCCGGTAGACGGAAGCCCCTGTGGCGAGTGTCCGACCTGCAGGGCGATCGCGGCAGGAACTTCCATGAACGTGATAGAGATTGATGCGGCGTCCAATAATGGTGTTGACAATATCCGTGAGATCCGGGAGGAAGTCGCGTATCGTCCGACCGAGGGAAAATACAAGGTCTACATCATTGACGAGGTGCATATGCTTTCGGCAGGCGCGTTCAATGCGCTCTT